AAGAAGAGTCTTATCTCAGACTCAAAATCAATGGACTCACCTCTCCCCAGTTTGCTGATTCGGATTATCTCCAGAAGCCAAGCAAGAGGAGTCTTTTCTCTCAGGTCATTGGTTGAGAGTGTCCACTCTCTATTAGTTGCAAGTTTGGTCCCTGAGATATAGAATGGAGCTGGGAGATATATCTTTCCATCTAATGGAGGAGAAGATGAAACCTTTGGTTTTGATGTGCAATATTCATCATCTACCACCTCAGTGATTCTGTACTCTCTATCAGATGAGTCTTTGACTATCTTTCCCACTCTCATCCACTTGGTGTCACAGATATAAGTTCTTTCAGTTGAAGTATCATACTTCCCTTGAACAGAATTGTCTATCTGTGAAATCAAATCACCCACAATGACTGAAAGCTCTTTCATCATATCCAGTAGGCTTTGGATTTCATCACACCATTCCAAAGACTGAAATCACCTTCCCCAACATATGTGAGGGTGATAGTTGCGTTGTCATCTCCACCAGCAATGGTCAAGACATCCCCCACAACATATCCACTCCCCACATTTGAAAAGTTCAGGTTTGTAACCTCTCCAGCTGTGGTGACAATTGTCGCCTCACCTCCAGAGCCAGAGCCACCAGTCAGAGCATTGGTCCCATTCACATATCCAGTCCCAGCTGTGGTCAAATCTCTCCAGATTAATTGACCAGTGACCTGATTCTGATTGCTGTGAATGTATTCCTGAATAGCTCTGTAAGTACATAAAGCCTCATTGTATCTCTCCCACATCAGTGAGTGTGGGGAATCAACAACATGACTCAGCTCAGCTCTTTGTTTTACATTCCCATAAGGTGTCATCTGATTCATTAAGTCCCTCGCATATTCCCAATATATGAACCCCTTGAGCATCTCAAGGATTCCATCTGATTCAAGAATCTGATTCAATCTGTATCCATATAAACTGGACCCACTCAAAAAGAGTGACTTGTTCCAGTCCATATAAAATGGATTGAACACTTTTTGAAAGTTTGGACTCTTGGGAGTCTGAGGACTCTGAGCTGTGAGGTCTGCTTCAAAGGAATTCAAGAGGTCAGCTCCAAACAAATGGAGAAGATATCTCTCAGTATATTTCTCAATGTAGCTCTCAAGCTTGGTGTCATCATACATCCCAGTGCTGAGTTCGTACTTGTCAATAAAATCATCAGGACTCAATAATATCATCAGTCTTATTTTTTCAATTTACCCCATCCCCTTTTCAGGAAACCTTTTACCACTTCACCAGTGACCTTCCAGATTGCACCTTTGGGAAGCTTCCGATTTGTACCATTGGCTTCAAAGAGATAAGTTTCTGAGTCATTGATTTGTACTTCCAGAGTGACCTTGTCACCTTTCTTGGAATACTTTCCATCAATATGCTTCCCATCCCATTCAACATCAAGATTCCCATCAGCATCTCTGTCAATTTCAATGTCTACTCTTTTAGTGTCAATATCAATGTCAAGGACCTTTTTCTTTCTGGTCTTCTTGGCTTCTTTTCGGTCAGCTCTTTTCTCAGCTCTGTCCTCTTGTCTTTCCTCTTTGGTTCTTTTCGTTTTCTTCTCCATTGTGTGCATTCTTTATATTATTAAGGCTTCAAAATTGAAGCAACATCAGTGCTGATTGTTCCAACAACAAAAGCCTTCTTTTGGTTAGCTTTTACATAAGAAACCAGACGAGCCTCTGCAAGTATTGTCACCATGTTCTTAGTGAAGTCATCAGTGTCAAGTCCAACAGAAAGCTCAATGTTGTTTCTGAATCGAACATTTAACTTTGACAAATCACCTACACAATAAGAATCTTGAGCCATATACGTTGAAGATATCACTCTCATTCCAGCAATTCTCATCTCACCAAGTCCATCCTGAGTGGGTAGGAACATAGGATAAGTATAAGTGTTGTCTGTTCCTTTAGTCAATTGCAATTTAGCAATGTCTTCAGGATTCATGATGACATGAGTAGGTGTGAAATTCTCACCTTCTATCTGAGCCATTACCACTCTTAACAAGTCAGTGATTGACGCATTCGGCACATCATTTGCAAAGGACCCAGCTCCAAAGACTGGAAGACCCATTCCAGCATCAAGGAGTCCATTGATTCCATTTGCTGGAGCTGTGATTAATGCTGATTCAATTGACTCTCTTAATCCAGTGATTAAGTCATTGTCAATCTCAGCTCTGATGAAAGATAAATCCTCAAGCATCTCTTTTGACACTTTAACATACTGAGCAATTTTCTTCACCTCTTCAGAAACCTCTTTCCAAGTTGGTTCACCTTCTGTCTTAGCAAATCCTTCCTTTACAAAGTCACCACCTGAAGCCACCTCTTGCTGAACATAAGTAACAAATTTACCAGTAGTTTGTCCAGTGTTTGAATTCTCAAGGATTCCGTATCTCTTGCGAACCACTCGGTCCACTTCAGAATCAAAGTCAGTCAAAGCATAGTCACCAGTATATGAGTCAGTGATTGTCGTTCCTTTTGTTGAAAGATTGACCTTTCCACCTTTTTCCACTGCATCCTTAATGGTTTCAATGTTGTCAGCATAAGTCTTAAAAAGACCTTCAGACAAGCTCATTGATTTCACTTTTGGAGTGACAGCTTTCTCAGACATTGCTTCAAGTCTTCCCTCAAATTTTGCAATGCTCTTCTCAATCTCTTGAGATTTTTCTTCAAGTGACTTGAGTGAATCAAGCTCACTTTTTAATCCAGCAACATCCTCTTGAGTTGGGACATTCTGCATCTTTTCGTTGAATAAGTTATCCAGTTTCTGGATGACTTCTTCAGTCTTTAGATTTGTGTTTTCTTCCACGTTTTCTCGTTTTTAAAAAATTAATTATTCACCTTCTATTTGTGCAATCTTTCTTTCAGTCCAGCTGAGCATTGCATCACCTCCCCAGAGAAGATATGAGATGGTCCCACAAGCTTTCTCATCAGATGGTTTGTAGTATGTTCTGGCTCTTGATAAAAAGGAGAAAGTCCTCTTTATTGTATCCAGACTCAATCCAGCTCCTGAGCTTATTTGTGAGGCTCTTATTTTTCCAGTTTGGGTCGAACACTTATTCCCCACTTCCTCATTTAACCTAATGCCTCTTTTTGCATTGTCTTTGGCTTTCTGTGGATAGTCAGAATAAGTCTCAGCTTTTGTGTCTAATTGATTTAACACTTGCATCCATTTCACTTCTTCAGTTGATGTTTGTGGCTCTTCAGGAATGGAGTGGACAATAGAATCCGACTCCTTCCCAGCAAGTACAATCAGCTGAGCTGTGATACGTTTTACTTTCATTTCTATTCCATGAAGTCTCTCATCACTTCCCTTCCCATTGGAAAGAGCTTTGATGCAGACATTCAATTCGTTTTTAAGCTTCTCTAAAAGCTCAGATTTTTGTTCTCCTTTTACATCAATCACTGGAGTGTCTTCATTAGCTCCAAAGGTCACAGCTGAGCCTTCATAAAGCTTCAGCTCAGTGATGTCATAATAACCACCAGAAGGAAGAGACTTGTCTTCCACCAGTGTCATCTTGTCCTTGATATATTGGAAGCCTATGGAATGCTCCTTGATGATTCCATCCTCATAGTCTTTGAATGCGTCTTCTCCAGCTGTGGACCTTCCCAGCTGACCAACAGCCAGAAGTCCATAATCATCTTCAGTCATCTCAAGGAATTTTCCTATCTGTTGCTCCCAGTCATGATGACGAAGAAAAGCTATTTTTCTATTGCTTGAGGATTGTGGTCCTCTCTCCTGAAGTGATTTAGTGAAAGCTCCTTTTCTGATGATGTCAAAGTCTGAGTCAATTGAGTCAAACTTGCTCAGATATATCTGGACCTTTCTTTCTTTCTGGTCCAAATCTTTCACCTCAAAAGCTTGTTTCAAGCTATATATATTTTGCTTCATTCCTGATTATTTAGGTCTGTTAATATTCTGATTTCTTCCTCACTCAATTCCACACCAAGTCCAGCAATTTTTTCCAGTGTCTCAGCTTTGGTCTTCTGGACATTTGCTCTTGATTCTTCATCCACTTGCATCACTGGGAGATGATTGAATTCAGCTTTCAGATAATACTCACCATCAAGACCCCATTGTTTCATGATGCTGTCATACATTGATTGAGTCTCTGGAATGATTGTGTCAGTGTAAACCATTCGGATTGAGTCTCTCACATTGGTGAATGTTGCTCCTTTGTCTGAGCTGAATAGATTCACACTGAGACCATAGGTGTCTATGATTGCAATCTTGTCAGCTGTAAGCTCTTCAAAAAGCATCAGGTCTTTTGTGGGATAGCTCATAGGCTTCCAGTCCACACTTGACTCTGTTATCATCAGCTCATCCTTGTTTCTATTGAACCAGTCTCTCTGGATTTGTTTCCTCTCTTCTGGTGTCATTGGAATGGCTCCTCCCATGTCATTGTTGTTCGTTGATAGGATTCCAATTGCTCCAAGATTTTCCAGAAGGACATTCCTCTTGTGGTATTGAGCTTTGATGTTGCTCAATGGATATCTCAAAGAGTCCACTCTGGAGATTGGCTTGACCAGATTCATTCCATCATCAGTGGTCAGATAGACCATGTCAAACCAGTCAATAGTTTGGATGGTATCATCATCATAGTAGAATTTGAAATTTGTGATGAGGTCCTCTGTGTCCATTGCTTCAAGCTTCTTACCTGAGAGATTAATCTTGACCTTATTTGCTGGAAGTGGGACCATCAGATTCCTGATGTCAAAGCTTCTCTTTGGACAATATGCAAAGCTGTTGGAATAAAGAGCATCCTGAACAGACAAAGAATAAACAACATCAGACCAGCTCTGTGTTGCATTCGGATTCTTTATGAGGTCCATGACCCAATGATTATCCACCTTGTCTCCATTCATATCATATAGGCAAGGATGGTTTGATGACATCATTGAGGCTCTCTTATCAATCACAGCTCTTAATTCTGGAATCTCAATGAACAGCTTCCAGCTGTCATTAGTATCTACCCAGACAGCTTCCTTCCTTCCCCATATCTGTGAAGCATAAGGAAGCCTCCCAGAGACTTCATTGATGAATCTGTTAAGCTGACTATTCTGGTTCAATCCCAGAAGGTTGTTCAGAAAATTAAATTCCATATATGGTCAATTTACTTCATGTTAACAAAGTTACTGAATAAGGCTTAATCATATCTTTAAGAAGTTATTGACTCAGGTTTCGAAACATAGACTGAGTGAATATGCTGAGACCAGCAAGACAATCAGGAGCATCATCATTCTTGTTCTTCCCATCCTTAGAATATGAGACCACTGAATCAATGAACAGAGAGCAATCCTGAGAGTCTCTCCTGATGTATGTGACAAAGTTCTGGAGCCAAGCTGACTGCATGATGATTCTGGTGTCTTTGTTTGTGGTATTGTTCACCATGAGAATCTTTGTCAGGACCAGCTTCTGAAGGTGTCTGGAGAACATTGCTCCCATGTTGTTGGATTCTACACGACAATAAGAGACATCCCACTCTTTGAGCTTGGATGCACAGAGAGGAATTGTGATGTCAGTGTTCTCTCTGGAATACACATAGTCCACCAGATAAAAGCTTCCCTTGATGACAGCCATGACTCCCATTGCTGTGAAGTCTTTGCCCATGTCAGCAACATCAATATAAGAGACACAGCCATCAATCCCTTTGGCTTTTCTCAGCTGAGTGAATTCATCAGGAGACATGAAGCTCATGTCACTGAACAATCTTCCTCCAATGTCCACTGGTGTCTGTTGATATTCAGCTGACCATATCTCTGGAGCTGTCCTCTTCTTCTTGGCTTGATATTCTTCTGTTGTCATCACAGCTGGACAGAAGCTCTTTCCTGATTCATTTAGTGCTGGGATGATGATTGACTTCTCATAGGCTCCTTCATTGATGTTCTGTCCTATAACATCCCTTAAGGACCATCTGGTCCCTATGTCTATTCGAGAACATCCAGACTCGAATCTTGAGTCATGAGTGGCTTGTTTCCATTGAATGATTCTGTCATTTGTAGTGTCTGACATTGCATCCTCTATCCCTCTGTAAAGGTCATCAGTAATCCCCACCATTGAAGCTCCAAAGCCTATGATGGTTCCTCCCACTCCAGCTCCAAAGTATGAGACTTGATTTGCTTTGTTGGTGTTCCATCCCTGAAGGTTCTTCTTATCATCTGAGAGCTTGACATCAGGAAAGACATCCTTGAACACTTCACTCTTGACAATAGCTCTCACATCATAGCTGAATTTAAGATACAATGTGGCTGTGCAAGTGTTACGCATGACAGAGCCATCTGGCTTCTTTCCGATTAACCATGCACAGAATAAGCTGGTGATATAGCTCTTCCCAGCTCTGGGAGGCATGGAGACAGATAAGCTCCTGAGAGAGCCTTCAGATATTTTCTGGAAGGAGACAGCCACTTCTTTGAGAAAAGGTCTCTCAGCGAAGAATTTTGAGTCATAGACATTACAGAAGACCCAGAAGCTCCTTCTGGATAGCTCATCAAGAATCTGTTTCTGGTTTGTCATCTTCTTTGGTTGATTCATCCCTGAGCATATCGGTCAGCTGAGCTGTGGTGAATTGACTGAGGTCTTCCACCTTATGCTTTTGCTTTGTCTCCATGAATGAAGTGGACAAGGCTCTTCTCTCATCATCTGATGACAAGAGCTTCATCAATCCCAGCTGAAGAGCTGGAGCTGGTGACTCCATCCACTTGCTTCTCATCTCTCTCTTCATGTCAATCTTGTTCTCTTCAAGAGCATCTTTTATGCTGTCCAGCTTGTCCAGTCCATAGGTATAGAATGAAGACCTTCCAATGGGAAGGAATGTGACCACATCCATGATGAACACAAGTCTGTGTTTCTTTATTACTTGGAGACATTTCTTCTCCAGTGATTTAGTTGAGTGTTTAGTCATAGCATTTATATATTCTGATTTTATACTTGAACAGATTCATCTTGAATATGGTTTTATAAGTCATCTCTTCAGTCTTTTATCCCTGACATAGTTCACACATCCCTGAAAGCTTCCTTCATATAGTGTGGACCCATCTTCATCATTTAACACTTTGAAGATATGGTCTTTCTTTCTTCTGATTGTCATTTCTGGAGTGGCTTCTTGTCCCATGTGTTAAGTGTTTGATTTATGTATTTTTCAACATCATGGTCTTTGAACATTCTTCTGAATTTTCTTGACCTGATATATTCTTCTAATACCAGAGAACCCAGTCCCATGATTTTTAATTCTTTTGGGTCCAGCTTTTTGTATCTGGTGTCTTTTTTCCTTTTTAGGAATGGGACAATCCATGTCAGGACCTTGAAGATTTTAAGTGCTTTCATCTGTTTTGATTTTGTCTTTTAGTTTTTCAATTATGTAGTGAACATCATTTTCTGAAATGACATTTTCCATGATAAAATCCACCAATGAGTCTGGGTCAAGTTCTTCCTCATTATACTCATTTAGGATGTGAAATCTTTTCATCTGTTTTGGCTTTCTTTAAAGGTACAAAATCCACAGAAATTGAAATTTGTTCCTTTTTTCTTGTGTCGAAAATGTGCCTCTGTATCCCTTGCCCTGACTGGATTTTTTCATATCTCCAGATTTTAAGGGTAAGATACCAGCGAGGAGGTAAAGTGTCTTAGAGAGGCTAAAAACCACTTTAAAACGAATTTAAGTAATTATAACTTTTTTATCATTTCCAGACCAAATGGAGTCCATAAAACAGACAGAAAATCATCACTCTAAGCAATGAATAAGCCATCCCTTCAGGTTGGTTTGACCACTCCTTGAATGACTTAATTCTGAACCACCAAAAGAAGGAACAGATGAGTCTATCCAGAATGAATGAACAGAATATAATTGGGAATAAAAGTAAAGCTGTGAGCTGTCTTAGTTTTGTCATATTAAAATATTTTAAGTGAAGGTGAAAGGAGCCAATGAGCTGGAGGAGAAAAGTTGTCACCAGCTCCCTCACCAGATAAACCTATTTCACAAAGTTACTCAATGAATTCAAACCAGATTGAATGTATGAGTCCATGAAACTTGATTCTCTTTATCTTGACCCCTTTTTCTTTAGCATAAAGAACAAAGTCTTTCAGCTCTTCATCAAGGCTGTGAGCTTTCCATAGAAACCCAGCTTTCTTCTCTCCATAGTCAGCACAGAATTGAACCCTCGCAATCTCCACACCATGCTGTTTAAGAAGCATCTTGATAGCTTTCATCTTTGGGAATCCTTCTCTGTGATAGTTTGCTCTCATAGTCTGTGGAAAACTTTTGGAAACTTTAATTTTTCTAATATCTGGACAGATACATTTTCACTCTGTGAATATACCTCATCAAGAGTAGATTGTTCATCACTCATCAGGTATGACAGCTTGAAAGAGGTGTTTTGAACAATGAGGACAGCTTGAGTGATTTCAAGGTCCATGAGCTTAGTGGTGTTTAAATACATGAAAGGTCTTCTCTCAAGGCTTTTCTTCTTATCCTCTGGGTGATGGTCCACCATAGAACAGAAACCCTCTTGAAACTGATTCATGAAAGTGGCTTCAGCAAATGTGACCCCACAGAGGTGATTGACTCCAAACCATTTGAAAATGTCTCTCACATCATCTGAGATGATGAGGTCAAAGTCTGGAAAGATTATCTGTCTCATACCTTAAATTTAAGCAAAAAAAAAGCTCCCTCATTTCTGAAGGAGCTGTCTGTCATTTATTTTCTGACATATACTTTCCGAGCTTTTGAATGGTCCCAGTGTGAAGTCCTTTCTTGTCATCTCCTGAATGCAAATACATCCAGAGCTGTGACTGATGCACCCCAGCTTGTTCACTAAACTGAGCCAGACTCATCTTCTTTTCTGTGATGAATTTTTGAATCATCAGCCTCACATTTTTATTGAGGTCTTGAAGGTCTTGAGCTATCATCAGAAAGGAAGGTCATCTTTTGACTCATCAAGAGTGGTCTTCATGTCTTGAAGTCCTCCAGAAGTCTCAGGAGCTGACTGGTCAATCTCAGCTGACCAGACATCCAGTGAATTGAAGTATTTGACTTCTCCTCCATCTGGATTCCATTCTCTTCCTCTCAGGTTAAATTTGACATTTGTCAGATATTCCCCTTCTCTGATTGAGAATTCATCCACTCTCTCATTTGTCAGCTGGAATTTGACTGGTTGTGGAAATTTTCCATCTATCTCAAGAACGAATTCCTGAATTTTGAATTTAGGTGATATCACTTTGACATCATACACTTTCAGCACTTTGGCTTTTTCAATTGTTAGATTATTCATCTATATGGTTTTATAAATTTTATCATAGATTTCCTTAGCCTCTATGATTCTGGCTTTTACTTTTTCAATTTCATCCATGTCAAGGTCAATATCAAAAATCTTGATTCTGGACTTTTCAGGGACATGTGAGAAAATCATGGACCTTCTGACATTGAACCTGATTTCATCCTCAAGCTCTGTCATGTCTTTGTCATAATTCTCAGGAGCTTTCATCTGTGACATTGTTTGAGAATATACTTGACCCTCAATGATGTGGTCTGGAGTATCTGTCAAGCAATAAGCCAGAAATGACTTCTTGACATCACCACACAGCCACATATACATCAGCATTTGGTACCAATAGCTTTTATTTAATGTCTTGAGAGGTCCTTTGTAGTTCTGAGGCTTTGTGAATGTTCCCAAACTAAATGAGCTTTTGACATCACCTAAGACCATACTGGAGCTGTTCTTCTCCATGAAGTAAAGGTCAGGCTCTCCAGTGACATAGTCATTGAAGAATCTTCTCTTTTTGAGATGACCATCCTTCTCCTGAGCTTTCCACTTTTTCTCATTCATCATCATCTTGATTGACTCAGGCTCCATGATGATTCCCTTCTGGAGAAATTTGTTTTGTGGGATGTCATTCGTTACTCCATGTTTATTGAGCCAGACTGCATCTGTAATGACTGACATTGCTGTCAATCCAAAGCTCTCACCTTTGGTCCCTTTGGACATCAAAGCTCCCACTTGGGAAGCTCTGACATACCAGCTCTCTGATGGTTTACCCATTGGAAACCTCCTTCAGTCTTTTCTGTTGATTCGGATTGAGAGCATAAGCTGACTCAATGAATTCAGTGGTGATGATTTTACCATTCCACTCCTTTCCATACATAGCAAGAAGCTTCTTGAAGTCTCCATCACTAATCATCTTCAGAGATGGCTCTGGAGCTTTAGGTTTTATCTTCTCAATTTCTCCTTGAACGTCTATGTCAGACGAATCCACCAAGTTGAGAAGACATGAAATTGAGTACCTTTTGAAGTATGTGATGACAGCTCCCTTTGACTGAACAGAATTCATCCCTCTAAGCTCCACCACTGGAAGCTCAACATGACTCTCATCACAAACCCCTGACTCCATGTGAAAGAGTCTTGTGGTCAATCCACTTCCATCCAGTTTATAGTTCCAAACAAGTCCCTCCTCATAAGCAATAGGAACAGCTGTCTCCACAATTGTCTTTAAATCAGTGTAAGTGTAGCTGTGAGCTTTTGCTCCTTGATGAAGGATAGGCATCTTCATCTGAAATCTTCCAAGAGCTTTCCAGATTGTGTCTGGAGCTTGAGCTGGTTTTCTTTTCGCTGGTGTTTTTTTAGTTTCTGACATGGCTTGATTGATTTGGGTGAATGTATTTATACTTCGCTAATGTGACAGAGTTTCCAAATCTGTTCACCTTTGTCAAGGGAATTGATGTGATTGCATATCCCTCAGCTCTGAGTCCATGTATAATGGATGCAAGTCTTGTAATTCCATAGTTTTCAATTGCTTCCAGACTGGTGATGGTCTGGCTCTCTTTAAGATGCACCATGACAGCATCTCTTTGAGTTGTTACTTGACTCGCTTGAGTCATAATCTCCTTCATTTTCATAGGCTTAAATATTAATTATTTTGTTTTGCAAATATAGGGAATTTAATCTTTCAGTTTTAACTTTTTGAGCTTCCCCTTATACTCATCAAGTATCTCTTGAAGTTCCGATTTTGTGAACCTCCTTGTCACTCTTGCATCCTTCTCCAGCTGACTGAATTTTTCAGGTCCAATCCTCTGGAGCAATTTCTCTCTGTATTGTAAAAGTGACCCATGACCCCATCTGTTGCATTTTACACACTGACCCCAGATGTTTGTCTCAGCATCAAAGGTCACATTCTTGTGATTGTTACTATTCCAAAAATGACCAGCATCAAACTTCCCCTTCAAGATTTTGTCACATGAACAGCATTCCTTTCCAGCATCTCTGGTCCTGACATATAAATTGACAATTTTCTGGACCCTCTTCATCATTTCTCTGATGGTCTCAAGAGATTCTTTCTTCTTTTTTAGCTCTCTCTTTTGATTTTTGACCCTCATACTTTTGATTTTAGAGACTTTCTCCATTGCTTCGATAGTCTTACATTCCAGCTCCCAGCAAAATCTCTCTAAGGAGCTAAAACGTGGTTTAAATGGCTTTTTACAATTTTTACACTTCTTCATTTGTCAGATATTAGCATCATTCATGAGTCTTTCATTAATTTTCTTCAGCTCAGCCACCTTCCCAATCAGCTCAATATTTTGAGTCTGTGTGGTGTGAAGTGTTCTGTGTGCTGTTCTCAGCTCATCTGTGACAATCATCCAGAAGCTTAGTGTCTCTGTCAAGTCATCCTGAGACTCTTTCATTGATTTTATGAGGTCAGTCCTCTCTGGATGCTTTCTCTCAATCTCTTCTCTTGACTCTTTAATTCTCAGGAGAAGAAGCTGGATGTTGAGCTTTACTTTTAAAAAAATTAGTTCTTCAGTCATAATCTCAATTTAGTTATTTTGTTCATATCTGGTCTCAGCTTAGCAAGTGGGTCCACTCCATTCACCTTCATTCCCATTCCATAATTGTATTCAGCGAGAATGGGAGAATTCAGCTCAGAGATAGCTCCTCCAGTTTCTGTGTCCTTGACCTTCTCAATGCTCAGCATGGTGTGAAATTTCATTCTGGGATGATTGGTCAATCTGTGAATGATGCACAGAAAATCGGCACGATTCAAAAAGGATTTTCCTCCTTCAATATCTGAACGATTCGGAGCCTTCAAGCATCCCTTAAAATCTCCTTCTGTGAAGAAGTTTCCAGCTCTTCCAGATGCTGACACTGGGTGAGTATTTATGAACAAGGTTTTTGATGTTGTATTCACAAAGTGTCTTGCCTGATTTAAGAATCTGTAATTTGATTCAAAACCCATGTCTCTGTCTAATCCAGTGAATGGGTCAATCAGGCACAGCTCAGCATCAGACTCACCAAAAATCTCAATCAGCTCCTCTGGTTTATAAAGGTGTTTATTTGAGACAAAGGTGAAAGACTCTTCAAGCATATTGTGAAGATATCTAATCACTCCCAGCTCAAGCTCTTTGAATGGTTTTCCAGCTGTCATCTGGATGAGGTCTCTCATGATTTGTCCCTTCTGGTTTTCTCCTGACCACATGATGACCTTGAGATTGTTCCTGAGAACATGACACAGAAAAATCCAGTTCATGACATAGGTCTTCCCCACACCATCATGACCAAGAAAAAGACAAAGCTCAGACTTCTTGATTCTCATGAAATCATCCAGCTGACATCCTATCCCAAGACCTTGCTGAATTTTACCCTCATGATATTTCATCAGGTAGGGCATAGAGGAACCATGTGGTTCAATCTTATTCATGTCCACCTCCTCTCATTTGTTTCTTGATGTTTGCTTGAAGCTGGTCTTCTCCTGATGTGGAATTCATCTTCTCCTGATTCCTTGACCATGTTCCCAGTCTTCTCCCTAAAGAGAAGGCTTTCATTGTTTCAAACCTCATCAAACCCTTTGGAGTTTCCTCTGTCCAATACAAAAAGAAATCATTCAGCATATTCTTTCCATATTTGTCCAGATAAGGCTCCAGATTTTTTTGGAAGTTTTTTCTCTTTTCATTCTTATCATTCTTGTTTAGGTCCTTCCCTGATTCGTCTGTGATTCGTCTCTGATTCGTCTGTGACTTTTTAGTGATTCGGTCAATCTGATAAGTCTCATAATTACAGACTTTTATCCTTGTCGTTTTTATTTCATTAGTGAGCTGAATCATGTTGTCATTTTTTAACAGCTCCAGAAATCTTCTGACCTTGCTTTTTGAACACTTCCATCTGTTGGAAAGTGTCTGGATGCTCCTGAGTGTTTCTCCTCTTTTACAAGTGAATAAAGTCCCATTTATCAGGACCTTATTTTCTTTGTGATTAACCATCAAAATCAGGTCAAGCCAGTTTTTCAATCTCCAGCTGTCTTGAAAAATCCAATGCTCTTGAATCTTTCTGTCAATTTTTATCCATCCCTCACTCATAACTTTGATTTATAAACGTGACAGACATTCCCATTGATATGTCTTTCTTGATAGTCATAATTGACAGAATAAGACTGGGTAAATTCATAATAGATGAATTCATCTGACCAGCTCCATGAATCTGATTTTTGTTCCTCTCCCCTCTTTATGTGGTAGAGTATTTTCTGAAAAGCTTTTTCCAGCTGATATCTGTCAGTATAAATCAGAGATATATTGACCAGCTTATTGTGTTTTTTAGGCATTTTAAGACGATTTAAAAGGTTTATATTCTTTTTTGATAGGAATGTGAAGGTCATCAATGTTCATCCCTTTAGACCACAAAGATGGACATTTCTTTGATATCCTGAATTTTGTCACTGACATCACCTCTCCAGCTGAGTCACATTTCATCTCTTTGATGATTTGACCATCCAGCTTCAGTTGGTAGATAGCCACCTCATCCCTGATGATTTTAACCACATCCAAACGAGCAAAGAAATGAAAATCTTCTCCCACATGAAAATCAAGTGAGTCTTGTGGGATTTCTTGTGGTCCACCTTTGTCTGGTGACAGCTCTCTGGCTTTTAGATATTTTTTAAATAGAGGACCATTAAATCTCCCCCTGATGTCTGTCCAGTTTTTCTGGAGTTTTTGAATTCTGTTCATCTCTTTAGTTTTTATTTATTGTTTGAATAGGTGATTTCAATGTAAACTGATTTACAGCTTGTCTTTTGTTATACTCAAGGACAATTGTCTCCATGTCTGACAAAATCCATTTAGCAAGAATATTCAGCTCATCGGATTTGAAGTGAGCTGATTTCATGGTCAGCTCATTTCTGTTGGATAGTTCAAGCTCACACCTCTTAAAGTCCACAAGCTTGTCATCAAAGTGAAGAATATTTTCTTTGATGTTTTTTAATAGTGATAGTTTTAAATTTGGATTCATTTTTTTAAAATTTTTCCAGTGTTGGTGAATATTAAAGAATCACTTTCTCTGGAGTTAATAATCAATTTACTTCTCTTCTCTCTTTGATATAAAAATCTAAGCTTCTCATGGCTTCCTTTATACTCATAACCCATCTTAATCATCTGGGTCTTATTGAAGTTATACTTTCCTTTTTTTCTTGAAACCATGCAATCATTTTCAGGGTCCCAATAAACTGGATTTTTTCTGGTCAATCCATTAAAAGACCAGTTTGAAGCTCTATACAGACCACCATCATGATTCTTGATAGTGTCTGCATAGGTCAGCAATGTTTTCCATCTTGAATCCAGAAGCTTGATGCTTTTGGATATCAGGAAGCTTCCAGAGTTGTCTGGTCTGTCAGGTCTTAAACAAAATCTTGAGAGTGAGAGGACAGCTCTGTGGTCTTCAGATACAGATTTTGATGCTCCCAATGGAGGAGGATTCCACCATGAAATCCCATGCAATGTCTTAGAGTCCCCTTTGTAAAAAAGACCATGACAAGCATGAGCAACATTCCCACCACCTTGAGCATAGTGAAATTCAGAAACAAAGTCTTTCGCCTGATGTATTGAGATAGGTCTGGCTTCCCATTTATTCCTTAACACTATCATGATTGAACCTCCTCTTTTATTGTATAATGTTCGTAAATATCAAGATACGAACCATCACCAGTCCCAGCATTAAATTCAAGGACCAGAATCTTGTTCTTAAAGCTTCTCATCCCAGCTGGGACCCAGTAATGAAAACCATTGTAAAATCTGGACTTACATTCTCCATCGTACTTGATAAGAATATCAAAACCATAAGGAATGACTTTCTCAGCTGTCTCAATCTCTTTCTCACTCATGTCTTCTGACATTGGTACAATGCGAACACTGAAAAAGCCTTCAGGCATATGGTCAGCACCTTGTTTCATTCCAAAGTTTGACTGAGTCTGGACTCTGATTCTTCCAGTCTTAATCCTTTCTTTAAGACAAAACCAGTCAAGGTCCTCCAGAGTTGTATAAAATCCTCTATTTTCTACCATACCAACAAAGGGAAGAATCTCAGGAATCAGCTTGACCAGTTTTTTTTGGTCCTCTGGATGTTGCTCTTGAAAATACCATCTCATATATTTTTGACCTTCTGTGTTCTCCTGATTCTTGTTCCAGATTTTATTCATCCAGTCAATCTGAATAAATTCTTTGATGTTCATATTTCTGTATTTTCCATATTGAAAACAATCTTCAGGAATGACTTTAATGTCACTTTTGTAACCTTCAAGGATTGTCCATGATTTTCCTCTGAGAGATTCATCTGGGACCAAATCTGAGCATCCTCTCAGCTCAGCTTTCTTGATGGCTTTTTGTTTGTCTTTTGAGAGTCTTCCCAGATAAGAATAATTTGTCACCTCATAAGCTTGACCCCTTGAGGTGTATCTTGTTTCATTGTCTATACTCCAGAGAGTAAAATATTGACTTGCTTTTCCGATTTTTAACATTGTTCTGATTTCAAAAGTTCATAAATAAGAGCCTCCTCAATAGCCAGACAGATGATGTCTGGATGACAATTGATGAAGTGTCCCTTGATTGTTTTAAATGTGTCACAGAAGACATTCACCTCAACGAATGTCCCCAGCTCTGTGATGATTGTTCCATTCTGGACTGATACTTCCACTTGTTCCTGATATTCTTCTCTGAGATATTTCACAGAGCAATTGAATCCACCATTCACAAGGACAAGGACTCTGTCATCTGTGATGTCTTGAATGTCTATGCAAAGAGCTTCCTTCATCTCAAGGACCTTCATGCTCTCCAGCTGTTTATTTTTTAGTTTGTGATTTTTCATCTTTTCTATTTTTTAAATATTATAGTGTATAAAATTGATGAGGCTCCTTCCAGATGGACTGGGTCAATGAGTGACCTAAGCTTCTTCTGAAGTTTGTATCTTTTTAAAAGATAAATTTTAGGTGTTTTGTTGTATTGTTCAACAATAGCAAGAATGTTATTCATAATTAAAAATTTAAAGGTTTATACTGACAAAACCCCACAGCTCTGGAGCTGTGAGGTGATGTGTTTAATCAAATGTAACTTCTTTAAAGAATGATTCTGACAGCAAGTGATTTGCAAAAGTCAAGTGAAGCCATCCATCATCGAGAACCATCTTGAGAAGCTTGGCTCTTTGCAAGGATTTCAATTCTTTTTCAAACTGCAAAAGCTTGGCTTCTTTCAGATTCTTTCTAAGTGATGATTGTGAAAGCTCCTCTCCAGTCCAGACAGCAAGACGAGTCTTGTCATTGTCTTCTTTAAAGTTCATTTCATTGTCAAGTCCATTCTCTATGAAGGACATGAGTGCTGATGTTAAAGTTTGTGTTTTCATGTTTTCTATTTTTTAAAAGGTTTATACCACACAAACCCCCAGCCAAATTCATGACTGGAGGTAAGGTGATAAACCAAAGTTTAAAATGTATTTATATATCGTTTAAATATTTTTCGTATTCAAGTAAAAGCTTCACAGCTTTATCTTTTTGTGATTCTGTCATCTTGTCAAACTTTGGCTTCTTTAGGAATGTTCTTGCATTCCATTCAAGTATCCATTGTCTGAATGCTTTTTCATTTTTAGGTTCTAAATTGCTCATATTACAGAGTTTTGTTTCATTATCAAATCAATGTACTCATCAATGTCAAAGTGTTCAAGAATTGATGTGTCACAAGTTCTCATTGAGAATGTATGCTCATTGATTTTATTTTGATTGATGTATTTTGAATAGTCTATCTTATACCATGTGAAAAGCTTGTCATCACTTCTATAAGGATGAGGAAGTCTGTTGATGCTCGTAATCTTTCCGATTTGCTGTGAGTATGTTGAACCATGATTAATGGTCACAATGTCTCCGATTCTAAATGTTGTTTTTTCTTTTGTCATGTCTATTTTTTTTAGATTGTAATTATTAATCTCTATACATTTTAGTGATTACTTGAGATTCTTGTTTTGTCTCTATTATTCTCAAGAGCCTCTGTGTCAAAATTTTGCTGTCTTTTTCGTAGATATAGCAAGTTGAGTCATGTGGGTATTGTATTTCTACAAGTTCAGCTTTTGTGTAATTGATGATTTTTACCATGATATTAATTTTTAAAAGGTTTATACTGACAAAACCCCACAGCTGGAAAGCTGTGAGGTGATGATTTTAAAAGTTAGACATTGAATCCTAAAAATCTGTTTAGTGTTCTGGAGGACTCTGACATTCTCATCTTGAATTTTGATTCAAGCTCCAGAGTGACTCTGTCCCAGCTGGTCTGATAATACTTCTTGAAATAATATTCAAGGTCATCCAGACAATAGTTTCTTGACCTTCTCGCTATGTTTTTAAGTTTTGGATAATTGCTTTCTAAGTGTTTCATAATTATTTAGATTCAATTTGTTTATTAAAAGAAGAAATCATTTGAGTCAGATTCTCTTGAGTTTCATTTGCTGAAGTCTTTGCAATCTGAACGTGAATGAATTTTAATGACTCTTTTAACCTCTCAGCTTTTTCAGTTTCGCCATTGCTTAGTGCAATGAATAAAGCTTCAAGGCATTGCTCAGCGTTGTTGATTTGTTTGTTTGTTGATTTGTTTTGAATGATAAAATTTTCCATGATATTAATTTTTAAAAGGTTTATACCACAAAAACCCCACACTGAAAAAGTGTGAGGTAAAATGTTTGATGGTTTTGTTTTTTGGAGATGCTCCGAGATACATTCTCAGATGGTCTGTCATAAAGGCTCAATTCAAGAGTATGTCCTTTCAATGATTTTCCATGATGGTCATGTGGTCATATTTAAGTCATCTATTCGTGAACGCTGTTGTCTCATCAGAGAGGCTCCCTCAGTGTGTGAGGTCATGTCTCTGGGAGTGTTCGTCAAGCCAATATTTCAAAGTACTCATGTGCGTGTTGCACATCACGAATATAAGGACTTTAAATTAATATAAACAAGAGCATGAGTGAAATAAATTTCAAAACAGCTCTGTATCCCTTGTAAACACTGGGAAAAATTTTTTTATTTTTTTTTACTTTGGTTAAATTCTAATCAAAAAATGAAAATGTTGAGATTTTAATCAGACCCCCTTCTGGAAGCCTTGATTTTACTGGTGTTTTTCATAACTTTAATTTTTGATAGTAGGATACCAGAGAACCCCTAAAGTCTCTTAAATCGCTTTATTTGGCTTCTCAGAGTATTTTGGCTTTTACCCCATTTAGGGAAAATTTGACCAAGATTTTGGTCTCATATTTTGTGATTTTTGTGCAAAAATTAGCTCATTTTTTGGTCCATTTTGACCATAAAAAAGCTCTTTTTTTAGTGTGGAAATTGCATGGAATCCACCTTTTTGATGATTCTGTCTGACTTGTTTTTTTGACTTCTTATCATTTTGAGCATTAAAATTCTGCCTCCTATTGGCTTGATACCAGCTCCTCTCTCAACATGAAAACCAGAAAAACCACCATCCCATTCTTCCTTATATGTACCACAAATCATCTGATGAATTTCTTGATGGTGCAAAAATGGTCCATAGGTTGTGGAGATTTTCAGGGTCTCTCTCACGTTTACACGACATGAATTCTCATGAACGTGACCCATGCAATAGACATCAGCTCCTTCAAATTTTCCCAAAGCTCTTGTCAGATTTATGGCTCCCTGAGTCACTGGTCCACCACCTCCAGACCCATGAAAATATTTGATTCTAAAATTGCAATATTCTTTTTTACTCTTGTTCATCTTCACCAGAAACCAGCCACCATAACCACCAGAGTGAATCTTTGTTCCGTTTTTATAGTTCATCATATCAACAAACCGAGCAATGATGTCAGTCTCCTGATGCTTAATGATTGACGTCTCATGATTCCCATATCCCACCACTTGAATCAAGTGAGCATAAGGTGAAAAATATTCCACAGCTGTCTCCACCACAGAATCCAAATATCTTGAGTTGTTGTGTTCTGGTCTGATGTCTGACTTGTTCCCTCTTCTGTCTCCTTTGCCTTGCATAAGACAAAACCAGTCACCTATTCCAAGAATTTTGATGTCATGCTCCAGACAATAGTCAAGGTCTCGTTTTAATTTCTCTCTGTCGCATTTAGGATTATCCCAATGAATGTCACCAATCACAGCGAGTTTTAAATAATCACCACCAATCTCCATCTGGTGAATGTTCCTTGAGTATCTGGTAACTTCCATACTAAAATTCTTTTATTAAACAATAGGAAACAAACTTCTGAGTCCCTGAATCCAGAGCTTTCTTAAACCATCTCATCTGGTCCATATATTTGACCCTCTGGTTGATGGTCTGACATCCAGCTGACCATGAATTAATGTCCTCTCTGTGGATTTTTATATTCTTCTTACTGAAGTCATAGGTGTTCGAATGAAAGTTAATTCCAAACCATCCCATGTATGCTCTCCCCAGCTCCTCAGCTTTCCCATCCATGTCATTGTCTCTATGGATTATCACCTGACTTCCCAATTGTTTCAAGCTGGGCATCCTTCCTCTATGAAGACCATACTTCCACACGTTATGATACCACATATTAGACTTTAAGATTGCACATCCCTTGCTGTTGAATTTCTTAAATCCACCTTTGAGAATTGTGACTCCAGCATTCGTGGTCCCAGTCATGACATCAATGAATTTAGTCCCTTCATATATGTAGAATTTATCATCAAACTTATTTGTCAAATCAGCTGAGGACCTGACTCCTATTATCCATCTACCTCTGGGATATCCCTTGAATGAATCCAGCTCCTTGACTCTATCAAGAAGCTCTTTATCTGTGTATTTTCTGACCATTACTTTTCTTTTTTACAGCTCCACTTTTTCCAGACAGAATATAAAACAAACACAAGAATCAAGATGCTCACAGCTGACTTCCCGAAGTCAGGTCTGTCCATTATTTTCTCAATGATTTCAATCTCCTTGTCAAAGGTGATTGTCTCAATGTATATGGTGTCATGTTTTATAAAAGTGTCAGTGACAATGTGCTTGTCATTTATTATGGTGTCGCTGTGACCTATTATGAAAAGAGTATCCTCATCATAGTTCACAACAGCAAAGCTGTCCTCACCCAGCTGGGTGATATTATCGTCATCAAATTTCATTTCATTTTCCATTTTTCTTCTTTTTAATCCAATCCAGAGCAATGTCAAAAGCATCATCGAAAATAAGGTCAATTTTTTCAGTGATTTCATTGGCTAACCATCCCACCACAAAGCTGACTAAAATGATAAGCTTTGGAGTGAGTTCTTCATAGAACAATTCAATCACTCCAATCAGTGAAAATGACAGAATCCCAGCCACCACCATCCCAATCAAGATGGATTTTATTTTCAATCTCTTCTTCATCCCTTTCATCAAGGCTCCAGTCATACCGATTCCCATTGCAATGATGTCAGTAAATTGTTCAAATCCTTTCATATTTTCTATTTATTAAATACCAGTGTTTGATGTCATGAATGCTGTGAAAGTGGCTGATGTGAATGCTTCTCCTTTTGCTCCTTGTGTAATGTTTCCCACCATTAATTCACTTACCCTGATAGTCCCCACTCCCATGTGGTTAGATATGACAAAATAATTTGTATAAATAGTCCCCTTCCCAGTGACCTGAGCTTCTTGTTCAATATTAAAGCTCGTGGACTTCTTTGGATAGTATGAAGTGATTAATCTGTTTTCACTGATTGCCTCTATTGGATTTAATAAAGACTCTCCCACAGAAGCTGATTCCTCTCCAATACTTTTCATGGTTGGAATTTCTTCTGATGTTTCTGATTTTGGCTCCTGAATATTTCCATCAATTCTGATATAATTGTTCTCTTCTGAAATTGATGTGATTGTTAAAGTTGGATTGCTCATGTTTTAATTGTTTTTTAGTATTAGAAATAAGTTCTTTTGTTTTTAAATTTGTCTGTGACCACAGCTGTAAGTTTCACTTTTCTTGAGTGGTCAAAATAATCCAGAGAAGGTGATTCACTTACAATCACTGGGAGGTCCTGATAGTCATATCTTGGATTTGTTGCATTGTAATCAGAAATAAAAAGCTGATTTTCACTTAACAGATACAGCTCCACAAGTGGCTTGATGATGCAGTCATCAGATGGGTCTGTGATGATTTCATAGGTATTCAGATTTTCTCTTGTGACTCTCTTCATTTCTCTATTGTTGAAAATGATGTTGTCTGTCTCCATGTTTGGCTGTCTGTTTCCTATGTACCCATGAAATCTGAAGCTGGACTCCACATCAGCTCCAGTGAAATTGATGTTTTGAACCTCTTGCACCCCATTGAAAATGGCTCTGACTCTTGCAGTGTGAAGAGCATTCTGAATGCTGTACTCCTGAAGGTCATATTTTCCCCATGAAAGGTCTCCAGTGATTCCTGAAATCGAATACTCAATTTTTATCTCATAGCATCCCAGACCATCTGAATTGAGAACATCAATCCATTTGATGGTTGTATAATATGCAAGAGAGTCAGCTGGGAATTGATTTTCTGTGGGATTGTATGTGGTTAAGACTCCATTTTTATAGAGCTTAAAATCAAAAGTATCTGAAGGGTCTGAAGTCTTTATCCATGCTGAAGTCACATCACTCTTCCAAGTGTCTGAGCTGGGAGATGCAAGGACTAAAAACTTGCAACAACATTCCTTCACTCCTCTGTCCTCTTCCACAAAATCCTCTGGAAGCTTTATGCTTGAGAATGACTTTCTTGTTCTGTCTTGTTTTCCACATTTAGGACAATCTTGAGCTGATGTTGTCATGGTTTTCCAGATGCTTTGAATGTCGTTCCATCCAGTTGCTGGATTTAAAGTCAAAACAGCCAAAGGACAAGCTCCTGAAAAAGCATATCTTGAATACTGAACGCCAGAAGATATGGAACCAAGTTCACTGGTTATAAACCAAAATCCTGAATTGTACCACATGAAATATGTTAATCCTCCATGAGTCCATGTCCACCATGCGAATCCATTTAGGTCTCCACCTTTTTCAAGTTGGTAAGTTGTGACCTGAGTGTCTGTGTTTGCTTCTATTTCTATTTTTATACAATCGCACATATTTTTTTATTTTAAGTCCAGTGACATCCCTTGATTTTTGCAGTGATTTTCACACCAGCTGAGAGGTCAATTTTTGAAGGGTCAAATTTGCATTCAAGACGAGCAACATCAGGAGAAGGAAAAGTCAAGTCACACCTTAAACCAGAAAGAGGTGTCAGTGGATTCAATGTGTTTCCATCAAAATCAATTGCTGAGCTGGATATCCATCTGGGACTTGATTCTGTTGGTTCAATTGTAATCATTCCCCAAGTTGTATCAGGGACCCAAGAGTCTCCATTGAGATTGGTATTTGTTGCAACAATTCTCATCTGTTCTCCTTCAATTATGACCTGAACATTCTGCAATGGGTCAGCTCTAAAAAGCTGAATGTCTTGCTGTATGTTCCCAGCTGAGTCATAGTCTTTTATTATTATATCATCATAATATTCATAAGCAAGACCATTCATGTCATATTCAACAAAGAGCCTCAGACCCCAGTTTCCAGTATTTCCATAAGGGACCCAGTTTCTGGTTTGTTCATCTGGGTAAAAATCAGGACTTACATTCATGAGCTGAAGCCAGTATTCCCACCTATACAAATAGGGAAAGTATAAGCTCACTCCATACTGAATGGCTTGGTCAAGTGATGTATCTCTCTTGAGATTTATTTGTCTTTTGACTGATGTTGTGGGAAGTGTTGAATTCACAGCTTGTGTCTCGTCTAAAATGTAGGCTTCAAGTCCAGTGGTTTCTTGAGGTACATTGTTCAGGCTAAAGTTGTTTTGTTGAAGTGTGAAAGATGCTCCAGTGGATGAATTGTAAGCTTGAACCCCTACCCTCACATAAGTCACAAGAGCTTTTTTTACCCATCTCCACTTCCCTATCCAGCCAAAATCATCCTCCACATTTCCAGTATATCCTGATTGAACAAGAGACCCATCTGTCTGCTGTTGAGAGTGGTCAAAGAATTGACTGACTACCATTGTAATGGGTCCAGCTGTGACTGGTTGCTTTGTCAATTGACCAGAGAAAACGAGTACGTTTACAGACCCAAATTTCATCCAAACATAAAAGGTCTTATTTCCTTCTGTCTGAGCCTCCATGAACGTAGTGAATGCACTATTCGGAGTGAATGTGAAGTCTATTGTCCTGATGGTCCCAGCTGTTGCAATATTGGTCAGCTCTATTGTGTACCCAGCTCCATCTGGATTCAGTGCTGATTGGTTAGCCACTCCAGAAATTGGAAGAGAGGAAGGGACAATCATGGTCAGGTTTGATTGTGACTCTGGTTGAATTTTGAAATAAGAGTCATCATTGCTGATGTAAGCTGACCCGATTGCGTAGTCATTAGAAGCTGAGTCAATCACAAACTGACCAGAAGTGGATTGGTCATATCCCAGCTCAGAGATTCCTTGAACCAGTGTTGCATCAATTGAACCAGTGTTGAATGCTTCATTAAACCATCCAGAATCTGCATCTTCATTGAAGATAGATTCTGTCTGTCCAAATGGTTCACCCAATAAACTGGACCAGCTCATTCTTGCATATAGTTTCAAGCAATTGTCAAAGCTGAAAAGATTAGAATTGTATAGTCCAGATTGCTGGAAAGAAATTTGAAGTTCATATTCTTTAGTGTTGCCTGAAGTAGAATTCAAGACCATGACAGCTGATAAATCATAAGCTCCAGATTTGTTCCCAATCTGGACCCCAGTTGCTCCAGCTCCTCCTGATAGGTCAAAGGTAAATCTTGAAACTTCTCCATCTATTAAAGAATATTGAGAACCAGCTGAACCATTCACCACCATGTTGAATTCCAGAGTCATCTGTTCTCTGTTTCTGGTGTTAAATATTGAAACAGCTTCACCATTGCTTTGAGTGTACCAAGAAGAAAGAGCTGAAGCCACTTCCATCTCATCCTCATTAATCCAGACGATTGTTGTTGATGTTGTTGCAAGGACCACACCAGTTGATTCTGTATAGGTTGTGATTGTTATTGTATCGCCCACTCTGAATCCCTCTTCCTCCCAGTTTCCTCCAAGCCATGTCATAAGGTTCAAAGCTGGATTGTTCTGGATTGATTCACCCAGAGAAGAATTCACAGAAATACTTTCTCTGATGCTGATTCTGGCTGTCTGCAAATCTCCAGCATTGGATTGAAGGAAGGACCTTGTGGTCCCAAACATATCCTGAAAAGTTTGGTTAATTTGAATAATCGGCATACTTCTTTTTTAAGGTGTTTAATGTATCAGAATCATTCTCCTTCACAGCTCTTAAAATCTTCTTCTGGTCCTTCAGTATCTCTGAGACTTTTTCAGGTTCTTGCTCCTGAATTTTTAGGAGTGTTTGTGTGTTGATTTTTACAAGCTTATCCAAACCTTTTCTGAATTCATTTAATGTGTTTTTTATATCCATTTTAATTGATTGTTAAGGTTTCCACTTTCCCATTAGCCCAGTCAAGTGGTTCTTTATATGTTATCTGTGCAAAGCTCTTTTCATCAATCCACTCAAGTCTCAAAATCTCACAAATTTTTCCTTCTATTTCCACAAAATTGTTGTTTAACAAAGATACGAATTCAGAGGATGAAATCCGAATCCTGACATTTTCCCTGATGATAAAATCATTGTTCACAATTTCATTGATGGTGTGAAAATTATTGTATAAAGCTTCAGCCTTGACAATGTTGTTGAAGTCTGACTCAGTGGTCACAATTTCATTTGATGTGACAGCTCCAGCTTGACCATAAATCACTTTGGTATTTGCAAAATATGTCTGACTAATTTGAATCGCATCTTTTCGGCTTGATATCTGTTGAGCCAGATTTGAATTCCCTCCCAAAGTATTGGCTAAGGAGTCAATAAAAGAAAGCAATGACTCACCAAGCTTCTCAACAAAATTGAGCTTTTCTTTTCTGGCTCCAAGACTGAAAGGGATGCTCACATCATTGAGACCCTGAATCTGGACAAGGTCCTCATTCTGGATGGGAAAAGTTGGCTCTGTGGAATACTCTGAATCATGTGCATCATAAGTCTTCCCATCAGCTGTATGAAGGTCTTGAAAATCTACCTGATAATGAATATAGTATCTCTTCCAAACATCTTCCACATTGTAGCTATATTCATCATCTCTCTCAGCTTGTAAGGTCATAGCTGGGACAATCTGATTCTGTGTCTGATTTTGTAACCAGTCTCGTCTTTCTATTCTGACCACATTCCCAATGACAAAAGTCCTCCCATTGAACATGGTTTCAAGAGCCTGAATGAATGTCAGGACTGAAGGAGTTGAGTCTGAGCTGGATGGATAACCATTGTTGAAGACTGGAAAGATATCATCTGGAAGAAGATTCCAGACTGAATCTCTGTCCCTGACCAGTGGGACTGGGACCAGTGTCCAAAAAGGTTGAGCATCCAAAAGGTCACTCTCAAAAGTATATCCAAAGTGTTGACAAGCTTTGTCAAGAAGCTCTGTAAAATATACCCCTTTTAGCTTTCTTTTTGGTGGAAATATTGTCAGGAATAATTGAGTAGCAAGTTCAAGGACAGCTGACAGCAAAAGCCCAAAATAAATCACACGAGCCACCACCATCAGGGAAGCTCCCACAATTGCTGGAATGTTAAAACCCACTCCCACTGGAGCCACTGGAATAGGAACAGAAGCCTCTATCAATTTATTTATAGAATCCAGAAGCTTGTCACCAGCATCAATCAAAGCCTGAGTCATTATGTAAAGAATGACAGACAGCTGAAGAGCTTCCTGAAAAGCATTATCTCTCACCACAAAATATGGGACATCATAGTTCTGAAAGGTGACTCCTTTCTTTGCAAGAAGCTCCCAGCTGGTCCCTTCAGCTCTTGCAAAAAAATTATCTTTTGATGTTCTCTTTTTGAGCTTCACTTCAATCTCATGCTGTCTTACTTTCACACCATCCATGAGGTCCACATAATACTCAAGAGTGACTCCATCATCCATCTCCACAGAATATGGAATCCCCTCAAATAAACCAACAGAATTGATGTGACCCAGTATGATATCATTTGCTTCTCTTGGAAGAATAACAGCATCAACAGAAATCGAAAGGAAGTCAGGATTTCCAGTGAAATCTGAGACCACTCCAATGTCTGTCAAATTTCTTGGAGCAACAGCAATCCCATTCAAAAAGTGTCTCATTTATTTTCTGATTTTATATCTGTTATACACAATAGAATTCCCTTGCTTTCTGGACTTGACCATCTCCATCATTGATGAGGTGATTTCTCCCAGCTCAATGTTTGTCTCTGGTTTGTTCTTGATGGTTTCTTTTATGTCAGAAAGCTCATTCACCAAGACTGACAAATCAAGAGCTGTGGAGCTGTGTGAAGCTCTCTCAATGACTCTTCCATTTTTGTAGTCCACAGCTAATCTCGTCAGGTCTTCATTTGAAAGATTCCCTATCTTATCATTTAATGATTTAGGGACCACTCTTTCATTCGGATGAAGCACAGCATGAAAGCCACCTTTCCCATCCACACCTTGACCATTCTTTCCAGTGTCCTCTGTTCCATCCATAAAAGCTGGAATTGAATTTATGAAAGACAACAGAAGACTGGTGTCTTTGATGGTCTCAGCAAGAGCTGTCTCAGGATTGGCTTGGACCTTGCTTGAGTAGGTATTGAAAACAGATTCAGCCAGTCTCAATCTTTGCTGTTTCTTCTCTTCCTGAAGTCTTTGTTTGTTCTTTTCATTTATGATTCTTTGTTGTTCAGCAAGTGATTCCTTTGCATCAATATTCCCATTTATTGCAAGTTGTTTGAATGTTTCAAACTGGTCTTCAGCTTGAGATATTTCTTTGTCTATCTGTTCAATCTTTCTCTGTGATTGCTGAATGAAAAAATCAGCTGAGGTCTTAACAATCTCCTTTATTTGTTCAGCTTCTTCTTTGGCTTCTTTGACCCTATCTTTGTTCAGCTTGTCATTTGCTTCATTTTGATTCTCAGCATACTCTTCTAAAGCTCCATTTATCTTATTGTTATAATCATTTATCTGTCCCTCAGTGGTCTTTAATATCTTATCAGTAGCTTCTTTCAGCTTACCATCTTTAACATCCTGAGAAGCCATGAATTCACCTTGCTCTTTCTTTTCCAAAAATTCCAGCTGTGTCTTTCTGTCTTCATAAAGGTCTCTGAGAGCTGAGATTTCAGCTTCCTTCTCTTTAGATTTTGAGCCTTGTATTTTTGTTATCTTCTTCTCAAGCTCTTTGTCCAGCTCCTCTCTCCTGAGTCTTTGCATCTCCTCCATGTTTAGCTTGTCAAAGAATCTCTCATCCTCTCTCTGTTGCTTTAAGAAGTCAATTCTTTTCTGTCCCTCTTTGGTCATCATGTCCTCAACAATCTCCACACGAGCTTCACCAGTTTCTCTGGCTGTCTTAATTGCGTTCATGACTTCTCCAGAGATAAGGTCATCAGCTCCTCCTTGTCTCAGCTTTTCCTCTTGCTCTTTTAATTGCTTTACGAAATCAATTATTTTGTCAGCTCCTTCTTTGTACTCTTTTAGGTTTGCTGATATGTTTTTCTTTAGGTTTTTAGGATTCCCTAAAGGGTCCACATCATCATCATTCCCTTCTCTGTTTTTAATAGCATTTAACTTCATTGCATTGTATTCCTTTTCATACTTTTCAGCCTCTCTCATAGCTGAAAAATATACATCGGAATAAGCTTCTAAAACATCACCAAGCTCTTTCTCATTTTCTACACCAAAAACCCCAAACACTTCCCTGAAAAATCCTTCTGTCGTTCCACTCATTTTATTGCTGAATGCGATGAATTTATCTTCAGCTCTGTTGAAGTCCATTTCAGCTTTAGCAAGTTGTTGTTGACTTATTGAAAATCTGGTAGCTATGGCTTCCATGTCTGACTTTCTTTCAATCTCAGTAATTAAATCAGAATAGCTGGATTTGACTTGGTCGACAAATTTACTTTCATCTTCCAGATTTTTGAGAGTGGTTCCATATCTGGAATTTATTTCATCAATAAGGTTTTTTCTTTCTTTGCTTCCTTTGTTTGAATCCAGAAGAGCATCATATAAATTCGTGACTTCATCCTTTTCATTTTGTGTTTCCCTTGCAAGTTGATTCTCAGCCTCAGCTAAATCACGAGCATTCTTTTCAGTTGTTTCCATGATGCTGTTCAGCTTCTGAAATCTTTGAAAAAGCTCCAGAGCAACAATTAACACAATCCCAAAAATGTTCTTTTGTAAGGTTTGACCCAGCTTTTGAAATCCTCCTCTTAACAAAGCGAGAACCCCAGTCAATCCTTTCACCCTTCCTGACATAGTCATGAGAGAAGCTGTATAAAGTTTATTAGCCAGAGCTGAGCTTTTAACTATTATCTGATATCTGATAAAAATCTCAATTGCATTCATGACCACTGACATAATGGTTGATAAATTCTCAGCAAGAAAGCCAATCATGTCCTTAAGCTTTTCTGAAGCTCCAGTTGAGTCATCCACTCCTAAAATAAATCCTTCCCATGCTGAAGATAAAAGAGTCACTTTTCCCTGAACAGAATCAAGTCTTTTTTGAGCCATGATTGTCAGCTCAGCATTCACATCAGTGATAGAATCCTTGAATGAGGTTAGTGTGTCAGCTTGATTCAGGAATACAGAGAAAGCTGAGACTGACCTTGCATCTGTCAGCTCTAAAGCTTCACCTAAATCTGTTCCCTCAGCTTTTAGTTTCTTGAATGCTTCCACAAGGTCATCCATGCTCTTGACTGGACCCCCAATGCTCTTGGCTAATGGTGAAGAAGCATCAGCTAATTTGAGGAATATGTTTCTCACAGCCACTGAACCCTTTGAAGCTTCAAAACCAGCATCCTTAAGCTTAGCAAGTAAGGTCACAGAGTCCTCAATTGAGAAACCAAATGAATTCGCCACTGGTCCCACATTACTCATTGCACTCTCAAAATCAGCAAAGGAAAGAGCTGACTTTGTTGTCGCCACTCCAAGAGTGGAGACCACTCTCTCCATCTCAGAGGCATCAAGGTCAAACATTCTCAAAGATGCTCCAGCCACCTTTGAAGCTGAAGCCAAATCTGCTCCAGTTGCTGAGGCAAAATTTGAGACAGCTTCTGTTGATTTGGTAATCTGGTCAGTTGTGAATCCAAGCTTCCCCAGTTCAATCTGCATCTCGGTGATTTGTGTCGCACTGAATTGGGTGGTTGCTCCAAGCTCTTTGGCTTGTTCAGTCAATCCTGAAAGCTCTGTCTTTGTCTTTCCAGTGATAGCTGAAAGGTCAGCTTGAGCTTGGTCAAAATCAATCATGATACCAGTCACGTTCCTGAATATTTGTCCAATACCCACACCAGCTCCAAGTGTCCCAAGTGTTCCAATCAGTCCCTGAATAGCTCCTTTGTAATTACCCACATTCCTGAAGTTATCACCCACAGACTTGTCAAGCTTCTTCAGAGCCTTGTCTCCTCTCTTTGCTTCAGTGGTCATCTTATTGTATGACTGAGCCAGATTTCTGTATTCCTTAGAATTCTTTTTCCCAGCTTTTTCCAGAAGAAGCATCTCAGCTCCCAGCCTCTTAGATTCATTCTTTGCTTCTCTGGTTTCTTTGACCAGTCTCTTGTAAGCATTGGACTCATCCTGAATGGTCTTCTTTTGTTTCTCCTGAATCTTCTGAAGTCTCTCTTTCTCCTTTCTGTTTTGAGTGTCAAGTCTTTGCTGTTGCTGTGCTGTTTTTATCTTTTGCTGTTCAATCTTTTCCAGCTCTTGGTTTGCTTTAGCTTCTTGCTGGATAGCTTGAGAGTGAAGCTTGTCAATCTGGATGGCTTCTTTTTTTAATGTGTTTGCTTGTTTAGTGACTTTGACCACCTTCTGGATTTCAGCTGTGGAATTCATTTTTTTATTGTTCAGTCCTCCAGATAGTGATGAAGCTGTTTTCTCCACCTCACTCTTGAGCTGTTGCATCATCTTGATAGTCTCTTGAGCTGATTCTCTTATCTTCAAGAATATGTCTTCACTGGAGAAGATATCTTTTGCACTGATTTTTTTAGCCATCTTTTTGAGCTTTGTTGTGTTTTTCAAATTCACTCAGGAGGTCAAAATATTCCTGAGTTTTTAATTCTTTTATATTGAGCCAGTGACCAATCCACTTGCTCAGGTGAATCAAGGTCTGTGAGATTGTCATTCCACTTCCCTTATTTCTCATCATGGTCTCAATCTTTTGCTCTTCAATCTCAGCTGTGGTCAGTTTCAATCTGTTCCCTGAGATACAAAAATCAAGCTCAGCTTTTGCTTTTCTTATCATAGCTTCAAGAAGCTTTTTATATAACTTCCCTAAACCAAACTTTTTGATGTAATCATCATAAACCATCTCCCAAGCAATTGAGTCCATCTGTGGGTCTCCTTTGGTCCCCTTTCGCAGTTGTGTCAGGTCTCCATCTGTACACTTTACCCAGCAATCAAGAGGAAGCTCATTGATGCTGATGAAGTATAAATCAGGAGAGCAAGACTTGTCTGACTCTTCCTTCAAATCTGAGGATGATTTCTTGACCCAGCTTCTCAAGACTTTCTTGAGTGAGTCCAATGATTCCCTCACCATATTTGAAAAAGAGATTTGTCTTTTCTCCTTCGTCATTTATTTTAATTGGATTCGCATTGATTTCAAAATAATCTGGATAAACATCCAGAGTAAAAGAATCAAAAAAAGCTCCAGTATCTTTCAATGTGTAATGTGTCCCAGCCATCTTTTCACCTCCAGAAATTTCTTGAGTCCTGATACTATATTCACCTATGACATTTCCATCTTCATCCACTCCTTTCTTGAAAAGTTGCTCCTCTGTGATGAGGTCCAGAATAAAGGTGTGAAGTGTCTTGTCTTTGAAGATTTCTTTCCACACAAATCTTTGATTCCACTTCCTTCTTCCATCAGCAATCATCTTCAATTTTTCACCCATTAAAGTGTTCATAATATCAAAAGTCATGGTTCAAGTGTTTAAAAAAACCCCCTCTGTATCCCTTTGTTTATAGGCAAATCGCACATCTCCAGTTTTTGATGGTATCATACCAGAGAAAGACAAAAGTGTCTTAGAACGCATAAAAAGGATATCTGTGGACATTTTGGTGATTTTGGACATTTAGCTCTTTTTTGGTGTGGAGAAGGACCTAAATCCTCCCCCATTATTCACCAAATTAAACCTAATTACTATGAAGCAACAAAGGTCTTTTTTCCTACAAAACCAGCTTTGTTGATTTCAGCAACATAAGTCACACCAGTCACAAATGAACCAGTCAAAGTATAGTTTCCTTCAAGTGGAATATTCTCAAATGAAGTCACAGCCAAACTTACACCAGAAGCATCAGCCACTTTCCAGTCAGCTGTCACTAAACCTTTGACAGAGATAGGAGTGTAAGCTGTCCCATAATCAAGCTCAGCATCAAAAGTGATTGATGTGTTTGCTACCTGAGTCAAGTCATTGAAATTCACATCCATCAAACCAGTCAAGTCATTCATGTTGATTCCAGATTCTTCTGGAGTAATCATGTAAAGTGTACCCTCATCAAAGGTTCTTTCCCAGTCAAATCCTATCATGATTTTTGAACAAGTTGAGTCTGTTGCAAACATCAATTTTGGGTCAAAAGAAGGATTGTCCACTGGGATTGGATACAAGTATCCATCCTTTTTAGAACCTATTAAGTTTCCAGCAACATCCACCATGAAGATTCCAAAATCAACGCATCTGTTGTTTTGTAATTTGCTCAACAAAGTAGGTGATGAATCATCAGCCCAAAGTTCACCTGAGAAGCTTCTCACTCCTTGTCGGAGGAAAGCTTTTCTTCCAGAGTTCGCTTCCTCAAAAAGTGAGTCAGCTTTTGGAAGCTCCACATTCTCAAAGCTTGGAAGTGGGAACCATCTTTTTGAGTCATCTTGCTCATTAGTTAAGTCTGTCCAGACTGGGACAGAAGCTGACAAATCAATTCCATTAAGAACCCCAGTGTCAGATTTCAAGGGAACCATTATCAATGAGCTTGTCACTGATTGAATAGGAAGACATGAAGGAAGTCCAGTGTTGGAAAGTCCCATGTCGCAATTGCATCCTAAAGCCATATTTAAAAAGTATTTTGAGCTTTTTAGCTCGGTTAATTATTCATTTTTGTTTTTGTGTTTAAAGCTCACCAGCTCAACATTTACAATTTATCTTATACTTTCTGAGATTGACTCTCAGCTCCACACCAGAAAGATTTGCATCCAGTATGTTCTCAAAGATTCCTTTCTCATCTTCCATCCCAAATCTTGAGAATGTTGTCAGGTCATAGGACTCTAAAGTTTCAAAGCTTCTGTCTTTCTCTATTGTCTTAATAAATTGCTGAGCCAGTCTTTCCATAGGATAGACCACATTCATTCTGTGGTCCTTTGTATAGTAGTTTCTGACATCGGTTTCATCCAAAAAGAAGAGTCTTATCTCAGACTCAAAATCAATGGACTCACCTCTCCCCAGTTTGCTGATTCGGATTATCTCCAGAAGCCAAGCAAGAGGAGTCTTTTCTCTCAGGTCATTGGTTGAGAGTGTCCACT